CAACCGACCTGAAGCGCACGCTGGAAGCGCAGATCACCCTCACCGACCCCGGCAAAAAGCCGAGGAAGGTGTCGACGCAGCAGGCCGCACTGTTCCGGCTTCGCGAGAAGGCCCTAAAAGGTGATGCGCGATCACTCGATCGCCTTCTCGAATTTGCCCGGATCTTTCACACAGGGCCGACCACAGAACCGACCGCCGTGACCAGCGCAGATGATCAGGCCATTCTCGATGCATTCCGAGAACAGGTACGATCAGAGCTGAAAACCGACGCACCTGGCGCACTGTTCACCGACAAGAACGAGGATGGCACCGAATGAACGCAATCCTCTCGGCTGTGCTGCGGACGGACTTCCGGTACTTCGTCCGGAAAGTCTTCAACACTGTTCTGCCTGGCGCGACCTACCTGTCAAACTGGCACATCGACGCGATCGTTTATCAGCTGATGCGCGTTCATCACGGCGAGAGCCGACGGCTGCTGATCAACCAGCCACCCAGGAGCCTCAAATCGATCTGTATCTCCATTGCCTACGTGGCCTGGTTGCTCGGCCACAAGCCCAGTCGCCGCATCATCGTCGTGAGCTATTCGAACGACTTTGCTGTCGAGTTGCACCGGCAATTCCGGATGGTGATCGATGCGGAATGGTATCGCGCGCTATTTCCGGCCATGCGGGTGGCAAAGGATACCGGAACTGAGCTGGTCACGACGATGGGCGGCAGCCGCTATGCCACATCCGTCGGGGGCACACTAACCGGCCGCGGCGCCGACCTCATTATCATCGATGATCCGCTCAAGGCCGAAGATGCCAATTCGGAGCTGGCACGCAAGCGCGTCATCGACTGGTATGGCGGCACGCTGGTATCTCGTCTGAACGACAAGGAGAACGGCCCCATCGTGGTGGTGATGCAGCGTCTGCACGAGGACGACCTCGCGGGTCACCTGATACAGCAGGTCGGCTGGCATCTTCTGGAGCTGCCCGCCATTGCGGTCGCCGATGCGAACATTCCGATCGGTCAGCATCAGTATTTCACCCGGCGGGTCGGGGACGTCCTGCATCCAGCGCGAGAGAGCAAGGAGGTCCTCGACGGTATCAAGGCGGAGATTGGCAGCCTGATGTTCTCTGCCCAATACCAGCAGCGACCGGTGCCGCTCGAAGGCAATCTGATCCGGAGGGAATGGTTGCGGCAGTACGATCATTTGCCGCCCAGAGGACCGCGCAGCCTTGTCGTTCAGAGTTGGGACACTGCGTCGATGATCGGTGACGGCAACGATTATTCAGTGTGCACCACCTGGCTTGTCAACGGCAGCGACTATTATTTGGTCGAGGTTTTCCGCGCTCGCTTGCAATACCCCGACCTGCGCCGCAAAGTCGCAAGCTTGGCTGCGCAACACGCAGCGGCCACCATCTTGATTGAGGATGCCGGACCGGGCATGCTGCTCCTGCAGGATCTGCAACGCGATACACCGGAAGGAATGACGCGCCCCATCGGCATCAAGCCCGAAGGCTGTAAGGCTGACCGCATGGCGGCCCAGTCAGCGAAGATCGAAGCAGGACACGTTCATTTGCCGAAGGAGGCTGGCTGGCTCGACGATTTCCTTCTGGAAGTGCTGGCGTTCCCGAAAGGAAGGCACGACGATCAAATTGACAGCTTCTCGCAATTCTTAATCTGGGCGTCGACGCGTTGGTCGGACGAGGACGACGACGGTCTTAACGCTATCCTGGTCAAATGCGAGGATGATGATTATCCGAGCGTCGGCAGGATGTGGTGAGGTGTGCGACAGCGCTCGCGCAGGTGGCATTTGTCGACCGCTTGTCGACCCCTTGTTGATACGCTGTCCGCTCTCTAATCCCGACTGCTCGAAAGCCGGATCGAGCAACAAGATTGCTCAAAAGCGACTGGACATCGCTGGCGAAAAGAGTGTGTCTATCGCTGCCAGATCGTCACAACCGGTCGAAACGAACCACGGCCAGCCGATCAGGATCTTGGCCCTCTCGCGCCCCGCGGTCATGGGGCTTGTGTCAGTGGCAGCAGGTGATGCTGTCGCCGACATCACGGGAGGGCCAAATGGCCAGCAAATCGAAATCGGCAAAGCCGAAGCCGAGGTCTCGAAGCCGCGTGCTATCTTCAAAGAAGGCATCGGCATCGACCAAACGGGCCAAGCAGCTCGCCGGCTCCAGGCCAACAGCTAAATCCTCATCGAAGCAAGACACCGTCCTCTCATTGCTTCGGCATACCAACGGCACGACCGTTCCCGCCATCGCGGAGGCGACCGGCTGGCAGGCACATTCGGTCCGCGGGTTCTTGGCGGGGGTCGTCAAAAAGAAGCTCAACCTCAAGCTTGAGTCCCGAAAAGCTGGGCAAGGAGCGCGTCTACCGAATCGCCAAGTCGGACGCGGCTTCATGACAGGGCATCAAGGTCCAAACGGCAACGCGGCCGATCCAGAGGCTGAGAACGAACTGGTTCGGCTGCCGGGCATGCGCATCGCCGACTTGCGGCTTCGCTACCGCGAACTCTTTCGGACTGAGCCTCCCAGAGCGTTCGGCCCTGACCTGCTCAGGCGCAGCATTGCGCACAGGCTACAGGAGCGCGCCTACGGTGGTCTCTCTCGCCAACATCAGCGCCTGCTTGACCAGTTGGTACGAGCCGCCAAGGCCAAGCCAAACGGGCGGCTCGAACTGCCCAAACGGATCAAGCCCGGCTCCGAGCTCGTTCGTACTTGGAACAGGCGCACCTACCGCGTCGTCGTCCTCGAAAACGGTTTCGCCCATGAAGGGCGGACCTACAACAGCCTTTCGGAGCTTGCTTCGGTAATCACCGGCACGAAATGGAATGGCCCTCGGTTCTTCGGTCTCAGGCGCGACAAGGCTGGGGATGATGCCCATGCCGGGTGAGACTTCAAAGCCAATGCGCTGCGCCATCTACACCCGCAAGTCCACCGAGCACGGACTTGACCAGGAGTTCAACTCGTTGGACGCCCAGCGCGAGGCTTGCGAGGCCTACATCAAGAGCCAGGCCTCGCAGGGCTGGAAAGTGTTGCCACAGCACTTTGACGATCCCGCCTACTCCGGGGGTAACCTGGAGCGCCCTGCCCTGAAACGGCTGCTGCGCGATATCGAACAAGGCAGAATTGATGTGGTCGTGGTCTACAAGATCGACCGCCTTACACGGTCGCTTGCCGACTTTGCCAAATTGGTCGAGGCCTTCGATGCCCGCTCGATCTCTTTTGTCGCGGTCACCCAGCAGTTCAACACCACCACGTCCATGGGCCGGCTCACCCTGAATGTCCTGTTGTCCTTTGCCCAGTTCGAACGCGAGCTAGCCTCGGAACGGGTCCGGGACAAGGTCGCGGCCTCACGGAAGAAGGGCAAGTGGACCGGCGGCACCGTGCCCCTGGGCTATGCCGCCAAGCACAAGAAGCTCGTCGTCAACAAAGCTGAGGCCGAGACCGTCCGCACCATCTTCCGCCTCTATCTCGGACTGCAATCGTTCGGCAGACTGGTGGCGGAGCTCGATCGCCGTAAGATCGTCACCAAACGCCGCGACACCAAAGTCGCAAAATATCAGGGAGGTATTCGCTTTACCTATGGTCCCCTCGCCTATCTCTTGAAGAACCGCATCTACATTGGCGAAATGCACCATGGCGGGAAATGGTTCGACGGTGAGCACGTGCCCATCCTCGACCGCGAGACCTTCGAGCGGGTCCAGGACACTCTCAAATCCAACACGATCGACCGTCGGATCAAGCATTCTGAAAGTGGTGCCCTGCTCCAGGGCAAGCTGTTCGATGACAAGGGCAACCGGATGGCTCCGAGTTTTTCGAGCAAGAACGGCGTCCGCTACCGGTTCTACGTCAGCACCGCCCTGCGCGGTCGAAAGTACGAGGCCGGCTCGGTTGCACGGATATCCGCCCCCGAGATCGAGCGCATCGTCGAGGCAGCGGGGCGCGAAAAGATCAACAATTCAGAGCTAGCGAAAGAGAATCTATCGAACCAGGTCAAACGGGTCGTTGTCACTGATCAGGTGATACGCGTCACACTTGGTCCCGCGTCCAAGGCCGACGCGCCGATCGAGATCCCTTGGAGCAAAAAATCGCCGAGGGATTGCACCATTGATCAGCCGGTATCGGCTGAAAGCTCCAAGCTCTTGCAGGCGGTCATCCGCGCGCACGGCTGGCTGAATGATTTGGCTGCTGGGCGATACTCCTGCATCGAACAGTTGGCAGCGGCTTGCAAGCTGCATGCGAAAGTCGTGCGCCAAGGACTGCGGCTGGCATTTCTTGCGCCGGACCTGACGTCGGCCATCTTGGACGGCGAGCGGTCGCTCCAGCTGAAGCAGATCCCGAAAACACTGCCCCTGCTATGGAGCGAGCAGCGACTCCTCAATTAGCATTCGGGTATCGAAAGTTATGGAACGCCTTAAACTTGTCGGGCAACGGTAGGACCGTTGCCCTCCGAAGGCAAAGGTCACACGTTCGAATCGTGTCGGGTGCGCCATGAAATCAATAGCTTGACGACGCAAGGCTCTCGATGCGGTGGCGCGTGGCTACCACATGGCTACCAGCTAAGCGTTGCGTAGGGCGATCAGTGCTCTTTCGTTTCCGAATTACGACGTGAGCAACCCGGGGCTGCGGAGTTAGGCCCCCGCCCGGATGGGGACCTCCTGGCTCGCTCCAAGCCATCCCGCTGGCGGAAGGGTATCGGGAGCAGAGCGCACGCCGCGGCCACAAGCCCCGCCCGTGATCCGCGGATCAGGTCGCCTCCAAGGGCCGCGTGAATAGCTTTCCGCATCGCTGGCCATCGATTCCTGTCCTAGAGTCATCCTCGCAGATGTTGTCATCCTTCCGGCGCGCGTCTCCGGTGCGGACACGCCGTCCTGACGCCGGACCATACACTCTGCCCGTCAGAGACGAACTGGCTCACTCCAGTCCTTGCGCGTTGTTCGGATGCGTTTGACCAGCCAGCGGTCGCGAGCCTCTATGTAGGTGCGGCCCCCCCCCGGGGTGTCTGGACAAGGGGGCGGGGTACCTGGCCGGTCTTTCTTGGGGCCCCACGCACAAACCCAGGGCCAAAAACCATCGTGTAACTTTGGTGAAACGCGAACTTAGTGGAGCGGCAATGGCGTGTAGCGAGCGGCACGCCGATACGTTTCAACCACTTCGGCTATGGCCAAGTCCGCGTGCTACTTTTGCTCTTTTGCGCGCGGGCGCGCATCGCGAGCCCGCTTCACTTCACCGTAATTTGAAGGGTCGTGGTTAGCGACGAGCGATAACCAGATCAGGGCTTCTCAACGCGTGTCCTGCGCCAGTGCCTTCCTAACATCGGATTGCGAAATTCCAAATTGCCTTGCGATTGCGGACGGCTTGACACCTGCCTTGAAGGCGGCACGCACTGCATTCAACTTGCCGGTGGTCAATGAACCCGCGACATCCTCGGAGACCTGCTGGCGTCGCTGCGGCTTTCCACCAGCTCCTGGTTTGTTTTTCGCCGGGCTGGGCGGTCGCCGACCACGACGCTCGGCCTCGGTGGTGACAGCCGCAAGCAGCGCATCGATTTCCACATCATCCAACCGCTTCAGTGCGCCGGCCAGATCGTTCGGCAAGAAATGGCGCTGCTGCGAGGCCAGGCCGTCCGGTCCGGCTTTGCCCTTTGGAACAGCCGAAGGCCCGGCCGCCTTCACGGTCGGGAGAGCCGAAAATAGATCTGGTGTTGTCTCCGCAGGCCGTCGGGTTGGCATGCCCCGAACTATGCCGCCGGCGGCTCACCGCGGCAACAGCTGGCAGGGCTAACCAGTACGTGGCCCTGGCCGACTGCGCTGCCGAGGCCGAACCTCTTGCCGTTGACCATCCAAACGATCTGTTCATTTGCCCAAAAGTACCTCCGGGCCCGCACCCGCGACCCCACCCCCACGAAGTGCGATATCTTGCCGCTCGCGCCATCCACAACAGAACGACGTCGTTGCAGCCCGTAGGGACGATTGGTCACCGCGTTGCATGGCCTGTTCGCGCCGGGAGTTGCTGACCATGGCTTGATCCACGGCGTCGAATCGCCTTTCATGAGCAACCCGCGGGCTGATGCGATCGATTGATCGCTTCGGGCCCTCGCCGCGCATTTTGCCCCCGGGGGTGCATAGACAGGCCCCCGGCCCTGCGCGCGCAGACGTGTGTCGGAAATTTGTAGCCTAGAAAATCCGCGCGTTAAGATTTTCTTAAGCCGGTCCTGGCGCTTTCGACCCTTCGAAAGCCGGTGCTTTGCGTCCATGGCTCGGGCCACAAGAAATGCATCCAGAAGTGCGTGCTAGACAGGCTATCTCGCCTGGGGGATCATGCAGTGCTAGGCGAACCGGGGCGCCGCCATGGACGTCGGAGGTTGGCTGCGGA